AGCACCGGGCGTTATCTGGAAGATGAAAACGGAAATCTGGTTTTCACCAAATACACCACGGAAGAACTTGCCGAAATCAAAGAAAAGGAAGAAAAGGAACCAATAACAGCACTTCAGCTTGCGATTGCTGAAGTATATGAATTGATCGGGGGTACAAAATAATGGCAAGAATTTATGCAGCACTGATTCAGAAGGGATTGAAAACCATTGATGATGTTCCGGAAAAGCTGAAAGCAGCGGTTCAGGCCATATTGGATGAAGCCAATTCCACAAGCGAAACCACAACAAAATAATCAAAGCAATGCCCCTGAATGAAAATTCAGGGGTTTTTGTTGGAAAGAAGGAATGAAATGAATCCAATTGACTTTGGCAACAGCGTTGTATGGATGGCCGGCTTGATCATGTCCGTTTGGGGCGTGCTTGGCATTATCCAGAAGATCATTGAAATGGCAAAGAAGCCGGAAAAGAACCAGAACATCAGAATGGATCAGCATGAAGTTTGGCTGAAGGAACATGATGAAAAAATCAAAGAATTTGAAGGCTTCTTCCGTAACGATAAAACACGGCTTAATCAGATGGAAGAAGGGAACAGGATCCAACAGAAGGCTTTGCTTGCGCTTCTTTCACACGGCATTGATGGCAATAACATTGAACCGCTGAAGAAAGCAAAAGCAGAAATGGAAAAATACCTGATCAACAGATAATTGAAAGTTAATTTTCAAAAAATGAAAGGTGGAAAAAATTATGAGTAATAAAGTATATGACATTCTGAAGTTTGTGGCACAGATCATCATTCCGGCACTGGCAACGCTTTATTTTGCGCTTGCTGGCATTTGGAATTGGCCGTATGCGGAACAGGTTGTTGGCACGCTGACCGCACTTGATACGTTCCTTGGTGTGATCCTTGGAATCAGCACTTCCAACTACCAGAAGGGAAAAACTGAATGACACATGATGATTTCATTTCCAGTGTTGCGGCGGCGGTCAAGAAGTACGCCCCGCAATATGGAATTAAGGTGAACAGCCCGGTGATAGCGCAAGCAATCCTTGAATCCGGATGGGGTGAATCCAAACTGGCCGCCGTATATCACAACTATTTTGGATTGAAATGTGGATCCAAATGGAAGGGCAGATCAGTGAACATGAAAACCATGGAAGAATATACGGTTGGAATGCTGACCGCAATCCGTGACAACTTCCGTGTTTATGATGATCTGGATTCAGGCGTGAAAGGATATTTTGAATTTATCCAGGCATCCAGATATGCCAACCTAAAGGGGATCACGGATCCGCTGCAATATCTGGAAACAATCAAGGCTGACGGTTATGCCACATCAAGCGGTTATGTGAATAACCTTTGGAACGTTATAGTGGCCAACAGCCTGACAAAGTTTGATGAAAGTGAGGAAAAGAACATGGGAAAAGATGCAAAATCCATCATCCAGCAGATGCAAAGCTGGATTGGCTGCAATGAAGCGGATGGATCCCACAAAAAAATTATTGATCTATACAACAGCCACAAGCCGCTGGCCCGTGGGTATAAGGTTAAATATACAGATGCCTGGTGTGCCACAACGGTTTCAGCGGCAGCCATTGCGTGCGGCTGCACGGATATCATCCCGCCTGAATGTGGATGCCCGGATATGATCGCACTGTTCCAGAAGATTGGTGAATGGGATGAAAATGATGGCCGTGTTCCGGATCCGGGTGATGTGATCTTTTATGATTGGCAAGATTCCGGATCCGGTGATGATACCGGCACACCGGATCATGTTGGCGTTGTGGAAAAGGTTTCCGGAAACAGCATCACCGTGATTGAAGGCAATTATCATGATGCCGTTGGCCGCCGCACATTAAAGGTGAATGATAAGTTCATCCGCGGTTATGGCGTGCCGGCTTATGATGCCCAGCCGGATCCGGCACCTGAAGCAGCAAAAAATTATCTTCAGAAAGGTGATAAGGGCACGGCCGTGAAGGATATGCAAACACGCCTGATCAATGCCGGATATTCATGTGGCAAAGCTGGCGCGGATGGTGATTTTGGATCCGGCACGGAAAGCGGCCTGATTGCCTTTCAGAAGGCACATAACCTTGAACCTGATGGAATTTATGGCCCGCTGTCAAAGGCCGCGCTGGAAGCTTCAGGAACGGCCAAATCCGGCGCAAATGGATTTGATGAAGGAATTGCTGGCAAGTATAAAACAACGGCCAATTTAAGGCTACGCAAAGGCCCTGGCATGGATCACGGTATTCTTGCCGTTATGCCGGTTGGATCCGTGGCGCACAACTATGGATATTATCAGGATGTAAACGGTGAACGCTGGTTATATCTTGCCTGGAATGGTCAGGAAGGATATGCTTCAGCAAACTTCCTTGAAAAGATCTGATGGTTGTGCTATATTGAATTTGTTCAATAAATTCTGAACAAATTGAAAAGTTCAACAATACGCACGTAATACACAAAAGCGTTGAACAACCGCATAAAAACGTGCTTCACCGCTTCCATCGAAGAAGCTGCAAAGGCCGGAAAGTTCTAAAATTCATAATCAAAAAAATCCCCGGAACGCCTTGATATATTGGCATCCGGGGATTTTTTTGTTGTCTGAAAGTTCAGTGTTCAAAGCTGGTGGAACGTGTCATAATTTGCAGATAATACACAAGTAATACACAAGTAATACACAGCGGTAATACACAAATCAAGGAATCTTTTCAATGGCCTTCCGCATATCTTCCAACGTGCGGTGTGTATAAACTTTTTCGGTCACATCTTCAATAGCATGGCCAACAATCAGCTTCAGGATGTATTCATCCATGCCGGCTTCTTTGGCGTTGGTTATGAACGTGTGCCTGGTATCGTGTGGCTTATGATCCAGCTTCAGCCGTTTCATGATCTTTGACCAGCGGCCACGGTATTTATCATATGTCAGGAAAGTTCCTTGCTGGCCGTCCGGATCATTGAACAGATATTCAGATCCGATTGCCACGGCTGCATCATAATCCTTCTGGATCAGATCCTTGATCTTTGGATGGATCGGAACAATGCGGTTCCGGCCGGCATCTGTTTTCAGGCCGCCGAACATGGTTTGATCTTCCAGGTTGATATCAGCAATCTTCAGGATGGCCAGTTCTTGCGGCCGCCAGCCGGAATATATGCCAATTAGCACCATATCCACAAACGGGATCTGAAGGTTGTTCCATAGCAGATCAGTTTCTTCCCGGCTGAACGGGATCCGGATGATCTGCGGCCGTGGTTTCTTGATAGAATCACAAAGGTGTGCATAATCCTTCTGAACAATTTCATGCTTCATGGCATATTTGAACATCATGTTGAACAATGATTTCATCCGGCCTTTGGTATTGTCACCAACATCAGCATCCGTGATCACGCCTTCCAGATGGGAAACACGGATATCCTTCATCCGCATATTGAAAAGCGGCTGGCAATAGGTATATGCAGATTTCCATGTTCTGATGGCTGAAGGAACAATTTCTTTGAAATGTTCATCTGACCATTTATCATATACTTGCGAAAATGTAATTGAATCCGTTTTGATATCATATGGATTTGCATTGTAAGTGGTCAATGCTTCAATGGCTTCCGCTTGTGTGGCATAATATCCAACAGTGATGTATTGCTGTTTATTGGTGCCGGTTTCATAATCGTTGATCCAGCCGGTTGTTTTCCTTGCCCGCCATGGCTTCCGGCGGTTGCCCGGAAGCTTGTGAACGGATCCAAAACCATTTGGAAGTTTCATGTTGTTCATCCCCTTTCCAATTGTGGAAACAGGGATCTGATGATATAATTAAGGCGTGGCTTGCCATATCATCATCCCTGATGTGTGCGTAAGTTCATCCTTGCCCTGACAGGCTGCAACTGTCAGGGCGTTTTTTTGTTCCGCGTGTTCCGCTGAATGTTCCGCTTCCAAAATCTGCAAAGCCTTGATTTTACTAATTTGTTCCGCTGTTCCGCTGAACGGTGTATGTTCTTATATTTTTATCAAAATAAATGATGCAAATAATTTTTTTGGGTAAAAATAAGTATATATAATAAATTACGCGGAACAGCGGAACACAATGCCTTGAAAAGCAAGCAACCATGCGGATTTGCACGTGTTCCGCTTGGGATATTCAAGCGGAACAAAGCGGAACACTACGGTTTGAAGTTCACAAAGATCACATTCTTCAGGCGTTTTTCAATCCTTCTTGCGTTGAATATTTTTTACCAGTCAGCAATGTATCAATAGTGCTTGAAATAATAAGCTGGTCAGTTTCATCCAGCTTCAGGAACTTTTTAACAATATCATATGATTGTTTTTTATAGCATTTGGATAGAAGATCACAAACTTGATTTTGGAAATCCTTTGATGTAACAATGATATCATTTGGTGAAACATCCAAAACGTGTGCTATTTCAACAACTTTGGAAGCCGTTATATTTACAATTCCTTTTTCAATTTTGCTGATGCTTGACTTGGATCCGGTTTTTCCATCCTGGCAAAAATAGCCTAATTTTTCAGCCAGTTCAGTTTGCGAAATCTTACGCAATTTTCTGATCTCTTTGATACGCTGGCCGGTTAGTATTCTATTCATATTCAGATCCATTCAATCACCTTCTTTCACATATTCTATTATAATAATTAGTTGCCTTAAAATCAATTTATTTTGACATTTATATCAAAAATAGTTGACACACAAGAAACATGATGCTATTATGTGAAAGTAGCTTGATAGTCAACTATCTGTTAAGAAATCAGGGATGATGAAAGGATGAAGGCTATGAACAAGATAAAAGTGGATTCAGAAGCAACCATAAGGCCGGTTATTGAAAGCCTTGAAGGTTTATTTTCAAAACTGAATGAACGGTTCTTTTCAAATGATCTGGAACGCCCGGTGATCAGTATTTGGATCAATATATTGATGATCTGGAAGCTGAAGGATCTGCGCTTGCAGATGAATTTATCAGATATGAACTTCCGCTTTATCAGAAAGGTGGTGCCGTATGAACATATATCCCGGCGAAATGTTTCTGATCAAATCCGGTGAATATACGGCCTTCAAAGCGAAACAATCCCAAATGAAAGCAAGCAATTGGGGTGTTTACGGAAAGGCCAAAGATACCGGAAGATGGCGTGCTTTAACCGCTTGTGAACCGGATCAGGAAGGTGCTGAACACCTTGCAAGTGTGTTGAACAATAGTTTCACAGGCCCTTTATGGATGCCACAATAAGAAAGTGAGGATGAAAAAATGAAAGTATTACGCAACATTGAACAGGAAGTTGAACAATTTGAAATTGGTGATCAGATTGCTTTGCATCTGGAAAGCATTGGTGATTTCACCGCAACCGCGCAAAAGGTCACGGATCAGGGAACGCTTTTCTTCTTTGATACTTGCCTGAATGATCATGCCATGAATGAAGAAAACAGCAACCGCGGCGGTTTTGCTGAATCAGATCTTTGCCATTGGATGAATACGGAACTTCTGGATGCTTTTCCGGATGATATCAGAAAAAATCTTGTTCCGCTGGAAGCCGGAAAGCTTCTGACGGTTCCAACCGTGGGTGAAATGTTTGGTGGATCTGATTTCTTTGAAAATGATGGAAATGAACAGCTTCCATTGATGAAATCCAGAAAGAACCGTGTTTGCTATGATCAGAATGATGATTGGTGTTGGTACTGGTTGCAGAACAGAAGGAAGGGAAGTTCCGCGGCCTTTGCGATTGTCGGCGGCAGTGGCTATTTGGCCAGCGGCGACAGCGCATCCAGTGCGGGTGAGTTGCGCCCGCGCTTTCTGCTTAAAAATCTGTAATCTTTAATCTGGCCCCCCTTGTGGGGGCCAGCCAAAATGAAAGGATGGAATGAAAATGTTTAACAGTGATTTATTAAGGGATAAGATCAAAGCCGCCGGATTCCGGATTGATTATGTTGCGGATCAGCTTCAGATCAGTTATCAGGCATTCTGGAATAAGATGAATAAAAAAACGGAATTCACGGCGGCTGAAGTTGGCGCACTGAAAGATTTACTTCATCTTTCGGATGCGGATGTAATGTTGATTTTTTTTACTGAAAAAGTGGATTGACAGTCAACTATGAAGGGATGGTGTTTTTTATGACTTTTGCAGCAAGCATGAAAGAAGTGATGGTTCAGAAGAATTTGACCATTACAAAGATTTCCGAACTTTCCGGAATTGGGAAATCTTCAATCAGTCAGTATGTTTCCGGAAAGAACGAACCTTCAGATCAGCGCAAGCGTGTTCTGGCCAAAGCAATGGGGCTTCCGGATGATTGGCCGGCCGGATCCAGCACGGATGAAATCAAGCAGCAGCCTGAAGCCAACGGCTTCAATGTAAAGAAAGCGGCGCACTTGATGGGAAAATCTTATGAATTTGTGTATCAGGGATTGCGTGATGGTGTGTTTCCGTGGGGCTATGCCGTGAAAATGAAATCCGGTAAATATACATACTGGATCAGCGCGGATCTGTTCACGCAATACACGGGAATCCAGGTGCCGGCATGAAACTATATCCGCACCAAATTGAAGCCCTGGAAGCCGTGAAGCTTTTTAACCGGTGTGCTTTTTATGCGGATATGGGTTTGGGTAAAACATTCATGGGATCCGAAAAGGCCAACAGTTTCAATCAGAAGATCCTTGTGGTTTGCCAGAAATCAAAGATTCAGGATTGGATTGATCACTTCACTGAATATTATGGCATGGATGTGTTTGATCTGTCAGTGAAGAAACAGCTTCCGCAATATTTGGCCATGATCGGCAAGTGCGTGGGTGTGATCAATTATGATCTGGTTTACCGCCGGAAGGAACTGGAAGCCATGAATGATTTCACGCTGATGCTGGATGAATCATCTATCATACAGAACGAAACCACGAAACGGGCAAAGTTCATCCTGAAGATGCACGCGGCTAATGTGATCCTATTATCCGGAACACCGATATCCGGCAAATATGAATTCTTATGGTCACAGATCCATTTGCTTGGCTGGCCAATTTCAAAAAGCTTGTATTGGCAACAGTACATCATAACCGAATGGGTTGATCAGGGCGGTTTTATGGTTCAGCGGGTGGCCGGATACCGAAATGTTGACCGGCTGAAGGAAAAGCTTTCAGAATATGGTGCGGTATTTCAAAAGTCAGAAGAAGTGTTTGATCTGCCTGATCAGATCTTTCAGGATATCCGGATGCCAACAACAAAGGAATACCGGAAATTCCAGAAGGAAAAGATTATCACCGTGGATGGTAAAGAATTGGTTGGTGATACATCATTGACGGCCATGCTTTATGAACGGATGCTTTGCGGATCTTATAACCAAAATAAGCTGGATGCTTTCCGGGATCTTCTGGAATCAACCAATGAACGCCTGATTGTTTTTTACAACTTCAATGCTGAACTGGATGCCTTGCGGGTGATTGCTAATGATCTGAACCGGCCACATGGTGCGGTGAACGGTGATCAAAGAAACCTGAAACCGTATGAAGAAGCTGAAAACAGCATCACGTTTGTTCAGTATCAGGCCGGATCCAAAGGATTGAACCTTCAGTTGGCAAACCGTGTTGTTTACTTTACGCCAACATTATCTTGTGAAAACTGGATGCAAAGCCAAAAGCGGATCCACCGAATTGGTCAGGACAAAACTTGTTTTTATTATCGGCTTACGTGCCGGAACAGTATTGAAGAACGTATATACGCCAGCTTGCAGCGCGGCGTTGATTATACGGATAAATTATTTGAAAAGGAAGGATAAAAGGATGGATGTGAAAAGAATTTCTATACGCTTCAGGGATGCACCGCCAACGCTTCAGGAATTGAAAAGAAAGCACCGTCTGAAGGAAATCAAAGTTGGTTTCTGGTGTGCCTTCACCGCTTTTTGTTGGGGTATCACGCCATATGCTTTCATTTGTGCGGATCAGGAACGTGGATATGATGCCACCGGCGGTGAAATATTTATTCCGTTAATACCATTTATCTTGTTTGCCTTAGTGAAGGCATTCAAAGAAATTATTTATGAGGTGAACAATTATGATGATGTGTAAAATGTGCCTGGAAGAACAGGAAAAGCCGGAATGCGGCAAATCAATATGCTGTTTTGATTGTGATGAAAAGGATCATTGTGAAGGGCTTTGCGGATCCATTGCAAACGGTGAAGTTCAGAAGCCGGAAGATTGTGCTGAAGCATTTGATTATAACACCGGCATTGCCGTATTTCAGAAGGAAAATGCAAAGATCATTGAAAAGGTTGCAGCTATTGAGATCCAGAAGAAACAGTTGGATGCTGCTGAAGATCAGATGCGTGATGTTCTGAAGGCTGCAATGGAAATTCACGGCGTGAAGTCATTCACAAGCGTGGATGGATCCGTTGCCTTCACCTATGTTCCGTCCACAACCAGAACCACGGTTGACAGCAAACGCCTGAAGGCTGAAAAGCCGGATATGTTTGCGGAATATAGCAAGGAATCCAATGTTTCCGCTTCCATACGGATCAAGGTTGAAAAGTGAGGTGATCAAAATGGAAAAGGATCCATGCTTAAATTGTGATTGCTGGGATCCGGATGCAGAAGGATGCACAATGCCTGAAACTGATCGTTCTTTTGCTTGTCCGTTATATGATAATACGCTTCGGGCAGCGGTTCAACAGGCGTTGCTTGTATAAACACTAATCGTAAATTTATTGGTATTGAACTTGATGATAAATATTTTGAAATAGCAAAAAATAGAATAGAAAATATGGCGTACGCGAAAAAAATATAAACATTTGCTTCAGCGTGAATTGATTCAAAAAATCAGGAAAGCGGTGGATCCGAATGGCGGCTGAAAAGAACTTTGAAAATCAACTGAAAGATTGGTTGCAAGAGTTGTTACGCTTCCCCTACCGGGGAACGTGATATGGATGGCTTTGGTTCAACAGGAATGTAGGTGAAAACATGGATGATGGTATTACTGAATGCCTTTATTACCTTGGAAAAGCACTTTCAAAGACAAGGTACAAGGTTCAGACAATAAGGCCCTGTCAGGATTGGTACAAAGTAAGGAAAGAAGATGGAGAACGTGAATACTTGAAGGAAGTGGCTGAAATCACATTCCAGAACGGTGATGTTATTTATGCGGATATCGGCTGTGATTCCAACAGTGCGGCTATAAAGGATGTGATGTGTGTGGTGGATGGTGACAAAAAGCAATCTTCAAAGATAGAAAGGCTGGTGTATATAGAAAAATGAGCATGAATTATATAAAAGCCTGTGTGGAAGATGATAACACGGTTTTTAAGGTGAACAGGCTTAAGGATCTGACTGAAGATCTTTTCAAGATGGCGTGTGTGGCGGCAATGACAGAAAAAACGGAAATCCGCTGTTTTGCCGGAATACCAACATCCAGTGAATTCACCCTTTGGGAAGGACGTAAAAAAGGACTGGTACAGGTAAGAAGCTGGTCAGGAATGCTTTCCCTTTTCATTGTTTCGGAAGGCGGCACGTGGCTTGAATCTTCCCACATTGAAGGACCTGATGCAGAAGAAGTTCTGGATGAAGCCTGGAAGCATTTCCAGCGTGCAAGACCTTTCATCACAAAAACTTTTAATAAGGCATTTAAGAAGGCTGAACTTCAGCTTGAAGAAAGCAATTCACGCTGGCTTGATGTAACACGAAAATATTTTGAACTGATTGAAGAATATTTCCGTGAAATGAATGGTGAAGAAGATGGCGGCTGAAAAGAACTTTGAAAATCAACTGAAAGATTGGTTGCAAAGCATTGGTATATATCCGCTTGGCTGTTCGGTCACGGATATGAAGGTGCCGCCGGCTGGATATTATGAAAAACGTTGGGGTGGCGGCTATCAGAAGGCCGGGCTTCCGGATATGCACATTGTGGCCGCTGGCATCAATCTGGATGTGGAATTGAAGGCACCGAAAGGAAAACCTTCAGAACTTCAGATCCATGATCTGAAGCAGATCAACGGTTGTGGATCCATTGGCGTGTTGCTTTATCCTGATGGATTTGAAGAATTTAAGATTTTATTGAAAGGGGTGATGCAACAGTGCAATCAAGTTATTCCATGGTTGGATGCTTTGAAGATTGCCCGTTCCGGTACAAGCTGCGATATATTGACCGGTTGAAGGTGATTCAGGATCCGGCCGCTGATGATCCGCTTGTGATCGGCACCGCACTTCATACTGGCATTGAACGCGGGATCCATGCAGCAATCCGTGAATATTATGCAGCATACAACGCAATTACGGATGAAAACGTGCTGGAAGCCATGAAGCTGGAATGCCAGATTGAAAAAGCAAGGAACATTGTTCCTGAAGGGGAATTTGAAAAGTTAATTTCAAATGAACGCTTCAGGGGATATCTGGATCTTCTGGCGCCGGTGGAACCGGGCGTGTTTGATCTTTGGGATTTCAAATATTCCAACCACGTTGACAGATATGCCGATTCCGGCCAGCTTCACATTTACAAATATTTCTTTGAAAAAACGCATCCACGGCAGCGGATCAGGAATATGCAATTTCTTGTGGTTCCAAAGGTGCAAAGCAAAATCTGGAATGGTGAAGATTTGTTCCAGTACCGGCAGCGGATCATTGAACAGATCCGGCCAACAAAACCGGTTGTGCTTCCGGTTGAATATAATCCGGCCAAAGTGCTGGAATTCATGGAAGCAGATATGAACATGAGAACAGCAACAGTGTTTGAAAAAAATGAAAGTTGGATGTGCAAGTTCTGCGAATACGCGGACTATTGCCAGAAAGGAAGGACTTATATGCTTTTACCGTCAAATGAAAGAAGAAACATCAGTGAAACCAAAAAACGCAAAATCTGGATCTATGGCGCGGCTTTCAGTGGAAAGACCACCATGCTTGATAAAGCACCGGATCCGCTGAACCTGAACACGGATGGCAATATCCAGTTCGTAACCATGCCATACGTTGCAATCAAGGATCAGGTTACAGTGGAAGGCCGGATCACCCGCCGGAAATGGGCGTGGGAAGTATTCAAGGAAACTATTGATGAACTGGAAAAGAAACAGAATACCTTCCAGACAATCATCATTGATTTGCTGGAAGATACCAGGGAAATGTGCCGCGTGTATATGTATGACAAGCTGAAAATTCAGCATGAATCTGATGCCGGATATGGCAAGGGTTGGGATATCATTAAAACTGAATATCTGACTACAATCCGCCGTTTCTTCAACATGGATTATGAAAATCTTGTGGTTGTCAGCCATGAAGATGTTTCAAAGGATATCACCAAAAAGAACGGCCAGAACATCACGCGCATTGCACCGAACATTCAGGATGCCGTTGCAAACAAGGTTGCTGGCATGGTTGATATTGTGGCCCGTGTTGTGGCTGAAGAAGATGGCACACGCACGCTGAATTTCAAGCCGGATGAAGTGATCTTTGGCGGCGGCCGCCTGAAGGGGATCCGTGAAACAACTGTTCCGCTTTCATGGGATGCTTTGATGGGTGTATATGAACAGGCCAATGAAGCGGTTGAAAAAGGAACCGCGTCTGACGCGCCAGAAGCCCCAAATTCAAGCGTTGTCAAAAAAGTGGAAGAACAGTCCACCAAACAGGCGAAAGCCCCGGAAAACGTATCCAGTGAAGCCACAACAACGCCTGAAGCGGATGCACCGGCTATGAATCCACCGGAAGAACCAGCACCGGCACCAGCATCAAAGGAAGCCCCGGAAACTACGGAACCGGGAAAACGTACCAGAAGAACCAGAAGAACAGCAAACAACTAATTGAAAGGAAAGGTGATTATCATGGCAGATATTTTTGATAAGTTCAACAGTGCAATTGATGTGGAAGGTTTAGGTAAGGATGTGGAAGAAGCTGCCAATGGAAACGGCAATCACACATATGAAGAAATTCCGGTTGGTACTTATGAGGTTAAACCGGACAAGGCCGGTCAGGTTGGGCCAATGGAAGTGAAGGCATCAAAAAAAGGTGATCCAATGGTGTGCATTCCCTTCAGAATTGTTTCCGGTGAACATAAAGGATCCTTTGTGTTTATGAATCAGGTGATCACACGCGGATTCCAGATCCACAACGTTGATGAATTATTGCGTTCCATGGATCTTGATACCGTGAAAGACTATGAAGCAAAACACGGAAAGCTTTGGTGCAATGACTTCCGCGCATACAATCAGCTTCTTATGGATTGCGCGGAAGAAATTGATTCCAGCAAGCTGACATTCCAGCTTGAATATGGGGAAAACAACAGCGGTTTCAAGACTTTTGAAATCACGGATGTATTTGAACCGGAAGCATAAGTGATTGCCCGCCGGATCAGAAATGTTCCGGCGGGTGTTTTTGAAAGGATGAACAAATGCGTGATGATACGATTCCGGCAAGGATCCGGATTGCCACAAAGCGTGAAAACGGAACCATTGCCGTTGATGTTTCAACAAACCGATATCAGAAGGATATGTTTGATTATGAAGAATGCGGATCCGTGGAAGATTTTCAACGCCTGAAAGCAAGGGATTCCGTAATGGCACCGGGCAAGGATGAACAAGGCTTGTTCTGTCAGGTGTGTGATTCAGAAGTATATTCAGATGATGTGTTTTGCTGGTATTGTGGCCAACGCCTGAAGGACGGTGAAAAGCATGATCCTGGTATATGATTTTGAAGTTTTCAAATATGATTGGATGATGGGATATGCCGTGCTGGATGAACGGAAGGAAGGTTGCATCTGTAATGATCCTGAAGCACTGAAGGCGTTCTATGAATCCCGGATCAATGATATTTGGGTTGGTTTCAACAGCCGGAACTATGATCAATACATCCTGAAATCAATTCTTGAAGGGCTGGATCCGAAACGCTGCAATGATTTTATCATCCTTGAAGGTCAACCGGGATGGAAGTTTTGCAGCCGGTTCCGGAAATATCCGCTGAACAATTATGATGTGATGAACAATATTGACCGTGGATTGAAATTTTTTGAGGGATCCATGGGAAACAACATCAAAGAAACCAGCGTTCCCTTTGATCTGGATAGGAAGCTGACACCGGAAGAACTGGAAGAAACAAAAAAATATAATTTGCATGATGTGGAACAGACAGCGGAAGTGTTCCTGAAGCGGAAGGCTGATTTTGAAGCACAACTTGATCTGGTGAAGATCATATGCAAGGGCCGGCCGCTGGATCTGTCATTGATCAGCAAAACGCGGCCGCAATTGTCAGCAATCATTCTGGATGCCACGAAACAGGAACATGATGATGAATTTGATATCAATTTCCCTGACACCATGCAGATTCAGAAATATAGAGCCGTGCCGGATTGGTATGCAGATCCGGAAAATCATCATTACAAAGATGGTAACAAGAAACACGCGCTTGAAATCATGATTGCCGGATGCCCGCACACTTTCGCGTGGGGCGGTGTGCATGGCGCACTGGAAAAATACCACGGTGAAGGGTTTTATCTGATGGCTGATGTGGCTTCCCTTTATCCATCATTGATGATCCGGTACAATCTGCATTCCAGGAACATGAAAGATCCACAAAAATTTGTTGATATATACAACACGCGCCTGAAGCTGAAGAAAGAACACAATCCGCTTCAGAAGGTTTTGAAACTGGTGCTGAATTCAACCTATGGCGTGATGAAGGATTATTCCAATGCCCTTTGTGATCCGCGGCAAGCCAACAGGGTTTGTGTATATGGCCAATTGCTGATCCTTGATCTGATTGAACATATTGAACGGGCGGTTCCCGGCATCCAACTGATCCAAAGCAACACGGATGGCATCTTGGTGAAGCTTCAGGATCCGGCTGATTATTACAAGGTTGATGATGTGGCCTATGAATGGGAACAGCGCACCGGCCTGAATTTGGAATTTGACGAATACCACAAGGTGTTCCAGAAGGATGTGAACAATTATGTGATTGTGGCGTGGGATGGCCACACAAAGACAAAGGGCGCGTATGTCAAGGCGTTGTCTGATCTGGATTATAATTTGCCAATTTTGAACACGGCCCTTGTGAAATACATGGTGGATGGCGTGCCGGTCAGCGCAACAATAAATGGCTGCAATGATCTGAAGGAATTCCAGATGGTTGGCCGCGCTTCCGGAAAATATACGTGCATATTATACGGTGATAAACCGCTGAATGAAAAAACAATCCGGATCTTTGCATCCAATGATGAAGCGGATCCGGGCGTGGTGAAAATCCATGCAGAAACCGGAAGGCCGGCAAAGATAAGCAACAGCCCGGAACATTGCTTCATCTGGAATGATGATGTGAATGGCGTGCCGGTTCCGGTAAAACTGAACAAGCAATGGTATGTTGATCTGGCTGAAAAACGCCTGAAAGATTTTGGGGTGAATTGATGATCATATTAGGAATTATATTTATCTGTTTTGGTCTTGTAACAATAACCGGCCTGATCGGTGCTTGCATTGCTGTTTGGAAGGCTGGCCAATATATGAAGGAAGGTGAAGATCATGGAAATAACGAAAACACAAGCACGTGACATTCTGAAGCGGCGCGAAAAGAAAAACCTGAAAACATTATGCCCGGTATGCGGAAAGCCGGTTGAAATAAAGGATGATTTTGAATATGTCCTGACAAAACGCAAAACTGAATTGTTCATTCATGATAAATGCGTTGATAAATTATGGAAATGATCTGAAGCAAAGGCGGTGAAAAAGGTGAATTTATACAAAGGATATGTTCCAACTAAAGACAAGAAGTGCCTGGAAAAGTTCAAAAACCGCACTGACTTCAAATCATTGGATGAAGTGAAGGATCTGGATGAATATGCCGGCATCCTTGCTGAAAATGTGATCTTGATTGATGTTGATTCCGCTGAACAATCTGAAATCCTGATGAAAATGGTGGAAGATCTTCAGCTTGATTGCCGTGTTGTTGATACCAGCCGTGGCCGTCATTTCCTTTTCAAAAATGGCCCGGTGAAACAGTGCTTCACGCACGTGAAAACGGTGATCGGCCTTGAAGTGGATGTGAAGGTTGGATGCAAGGCCAGTTATGAAGTGCTGAAGTTTGGCGGGGAAAACAGATTCATTGAATGGGATGTGGATGATCCGGAAAAGGATTATCAGGAAATTCCAAAATGGTTGCTTCCGATAAAACACAATGTGGATTTTTTGACCATGAAGGCCGGTGATGGCCGGAACCAGGCATTGTTCAATTACATCCTTACGCTTCAGGCTGACAGCTTCACGGTTGATGAAACGCGGGATGCAATCCGCAAGATCAATAAATATGTGATGAAGGATCCGCTTTCTGATGAAGAACTGGAAGTGATCTTGCGTGATGAATCTTTCCAGAAGCCCGTTTTTTACAAAGATGGAAAATTCCTTTTTGATAAATTTGCCAATTATATCCGGAACATATGCCACGTGGTGAAGATCGGATCACAATTGCATTTGTATGAAGATGGCGTGTATGTTCCAGGCTATCACGGCATTGAAAAACAGATGATCCAGTGCATTCCGGGGCTGCGGAAAACGCAACGCCGGGAAGTGCTGGAATATATGGAACTGATCTGTGATGAAGTGAAGCCGGCATCCGCTGATTATATTGCATTCAGAAATGGTGTGCTGCATTTGATCACGGATGATTCCAATGTTACGGATGAATTCCTTCCGTTCAGCGCGGATCTGGTGATCACCAACCGGATCCCTTGGGATTATAACCCAAACGCATATGATCAGCTTATGGATCAAACGCTGAACAACCTTGCCTGTCAGGATCCTGAAATCAGGGCCTTGCTGGAAGAATGCGCCGGATATTGTTTCTTCAGGCGCAATGAACTTGGAAAAGCGTTCATTCTGACCGGTGACAAATCCAACGGCAAATCAACATATCTGGATATGATTAAGGCCATGCTTGGCGTGAACAACATTGCTGCACTTGAACTGAAGGAACTTGGTGACAGATTTTCCACATCAATGCTTTTTGGAAAGCTGGCCAACGTTTCAGATGATATCAGTGATGATTTCCTGCAGGGAAATCAGGTCAGCACCTTCAAAAAAATTGTGACAGGCAACCGGATCAAAGCTGAAAACAAAGGTCAGGATCCGTTTGAATTTGAACCGTTCATCAAGATCATTGCCAGCGCAAATGATATTCCACGGATGAAGGATAAAACCGGCGCGTTGCTGCGCCGCCTGATCATCATTCCGTTCAATGCAAAATTTGATAAAACACAACCCGGCTTTGATCCGTTTATAAAATACAAGCTTATTGAACAGGCACCAATTGAATATCTGATCCGGCTGGCCGTTGCCGGCCTGAAGCGTGTTCTGGAAACGCACGGCTTCACCACATCAAAGGTTGTGGATGATCAGCTTTCAGAATATAGCACGGAAAACAATCCGATTGAACTTTTCATATCTGAAATTGAACTTTCTGAAATTGAGAATGAAACAACTTCGGATGTGTACCGGCTTTATACAGTATTCTGTTCCGAAAATCAGCTTCAGCCAATGTCAAATGTGGTGTTCACAAAGCAGCTTTGCAAACGTCTGGATCTGAAGGTTCAGGATGCCAGGATAGGAAAAAAGAAAACAAGAATATATATTCAAGGGGGAAAGAACAAATGAAGGAAACAATGAACACTTTCAGAAATATGCTTTTATGCGGAATTGATGAAAAAACAGCCGATTTTTTAATAAATTGGGCAAAAAGTATTGGATTTTTTGAAGCACCGGCAAGCATATCACATCATGGAAATGAAACCGGCGGCCTTCTGGATCATTCTATCTGCATGACACAATGCCTTCTGGATCTTACGGCCAGTATGCGGCTGGAATGGAAGGATCCGCGTTCACCGTATTTGATTGGCCTGTTTCATGATGTTTGCAAGGCTGATAATTATGTTCATTCAAAGATCAAGATTTATGCCGGTGATAAAGAAACAGAAATGGATTCTGATGAATGGGAATACAACAATGCTTGCCTTCTGACCGGACACGGGGAAAAATCCGTGATCATGCTGCAATCAAAGATCAATCTGACGGATGAAGAAATCATGTGCATCCGCTGGCACATGGGCGCGTATGAAGGCAAAGAAGTCTGGAACAACTTAGGCCAGGCAATCACAAAATATCCGAATGTGCTTTTCACGCACACGGCTGATATGATGGCCGCACGGATCCTTGGTGTGTGAAAGGCGGTATGTGATGAATCCTATGAAGAACGCTGAAGGTTATCCTGACTTTACCGCCGGAATCAGCATCCGGAATGTTGGGAAAGAAGAACAGGAAGTGGAAGCAGCAAACAGCAAGCTGATCATGGCCTTCAGAACGTGTGCGGATCTGGCTGGCTTTGAAATAGTTGGCCGGATCACGCTGAAACATAAGGCAAGCGGCCGGATCTTCAGATAATTGAAAGTTAATTTTCAAAGATTATTGTGCAATTTGTTCCGCTTGTTCCGCGTATGTTCCGCTTGATTTTTTTAAGCGGAACACGTGCAAAGCCTTATTTTATGCGGGGTTGTGGGTATCGTGTTCCGCTGTTCCGCTTAAAGGTACTATTTTTAGAGAATTATCTATAATCACTATAAATTTATACATGAAAATTTTTTTGGGTAAAAAATAATAATATAAGAGAATTAAGCGGAACAGCGGAACAGAATATCCGCAAAGCCTTGATTTATCTACGTTTGCAAGTGTTCCGCTTGAATTATTTACGCGGAACAAAGCGGAACAAACTGAAAGGAAGTGCTAATATG